CTGTCTCGCATCAAGTTTATTGAGACGACGGGCAGCGCCAAACTGAACATTAGCTACTACGTTTGACGTAATAGCTATTTGTATGTAAAAGTAAACGACCGACTAGCCGGATAGCTAGGCATAGGAGAGCCGCGTGAGCGACGAAGAACAGGCTGTAGCGGAGATCAGCCCCGCGCCGGAACCGGAAGCCACGGCGGCACCGGAGTCTGTGGAAGCGACGCCGGAGGAACAGCAGCATACAAAATCGTTCACTCAGGAAGAGCTGGACGCGATTGTAAGCAAGCGCCTTGCAAGAGAACAGCGTAAATGGGAAAGAGAGCAAGCCCAAAGGCTTCAGCAGGCCCAAAAGCCTGTCGCGCCTCCCCCCGCGCCAGATGATTTTGAGTCCGCTCAGCAATACGCCGAAGCGTTAGCTGAACAGAAGGCTCAAGAACTTTTAGCGCGTCGAGAAGCCGAAGCCCAACAGGCCGCGATCTTAGAGTCCTATAAGGACCGTGAAGAAGAGGCTAGGGACCGATACGAGGACTTTGAACAAGTCGCGTATAACCCAAGTCTTCCTGTCACGGACGTTATGGCTCAGGCGATTCAGGCGTCTGATATTGGGCCGGAGGTAATTTATTACCTCGGCTCCAATCCGAAAGAAGCCAGTCGCATATCCCGTCTACCGCCAGTTTTGCAGGCAAAAGAGATCGGAAAAATCGAGGTCAATTTGACTTCGAATCCGCCGGTTAAGAAAACCTCAACCGCGCCCGCACCTCTTGCTCCTGTCACGGCAACCCGGTCAAACTCAGGCCCACGTTATGACACGACTGATCCTAGATCGCTAAAGTCAATGTCAACGTCGGATTGGATCGAAGCGGAACGTCAGCGTCAGATCAAGAAGTGGGAAGCGCAGAATCGGAGATAAGGTATGTCTAATTCACTTCTTACTATTGATATGATTACTCGCAAGGCTCTTGAGATCCTTGAGAATAATCTTGTTCTGACCCGCACCGTTAACCGTCAGTATGACGACTCTTTCGCCGTCGAAGGCGCTAAGATCGGCTCGACCCTGCGTATTCGCCTGCCTGACCGCGCTCTAGTCACTGACGGCGCTGCGCTTCAGGTTCAGGACGACAACGAGCAGTACACGACCCTGACTGTTTCTTCGCAGAAGCATATCGGCGTGAACTTCACGACCGCCGAACTGACGATGCAGTTGGACGACTTTGCGGAACGCGTGCTGAAGCCGCGTATTTCGCAGCTCGCTGCCAGCATCGACGCTGACGTTGCTAACTCGTTCAAATACATCGGTAACTCGGTCGGCACGCCCGGCACGACCCCGGCCACCTCGCTGGTTCTGTTGCAGGCGCAGCAGAAGCTGAACGAGAACGCCGCTGTCATGTCGCCGCGCTATGCGACGGTCAACCCGGCTGCTAACGCCGCGCTGATCGAAGGCATGAAAGGCCTGTTCAACCCGGTTTCGGCTATTTCGAAGCAGTTCAAGAACGGCCTGTTCGGCGAAGGCATCCTCGGCTATGAAGAGCTGAATATGTCGCAGTCAGTCAAGCAGTTCACGACTGGCTCGCGCGCGGGCACCGTGACGGTCAGCACCTCGGTCACGACCGAAGGTTCGACGACTGTTGTTCTGACTGGCTTGACGACCACGACGATCAAAGCCGGTGACGTGTTCACTATTGCTAACGTCTACGCCGTCAATCCGCAGACTCGTGAATCGACGGGCTCGCTGTATCAGTTCGTGGCTTTGGCTGACGTTACGGCGTCCACCACGGCTTCGGTCACTGTTCCGGCGATGTATTCGGCGACGCAGGCTCTGGCTACGGTCGACGCTCTGCCGGTTTCCGGCGCGGCCGTCACGTTCGTTGGCGCTGCTTCGACGCAATACCCGCAGAACCTGATCTATCATAAGGACGCCATCGCGTTCGCCACCGCCGACCTTCTGCTTCCGCAGGGCGTCGACATGGCTTCGCGCCAGGTCCACAACGGTATCTCGCTCCGCGTTGTCCGTCAGTATGACATCAACAACGACCGACTGCCCTGCCGTATTGACGTTCTGTATGGTTACAGCGTCATTCGCCCGCAGATGGCGGTTCGTCTTTGGGGCTAATAGAGGGGGCTTCGGCCCCTTCTTTCTCAAATTAAGGAGTTTTAGATCATGGCTATCACTACTCAGGGCGCTTCTTACCCGCTTGAATCGTTTGGCCCCACGCCGCCGATTTCGCAGGGCACCGGCGGCTATCAGTATTCGGCTGGCAACCGCACCGAACCGTTGATGCTTGCGCAGGGCGCTCCGGCTGCTCTGACGGGCGCTACTGTTACGGTTACGGCGGCCAATCTGGCGGCTGGTATCGTTACGATGGATTCCGGCGGCACGGATGCGGGCACCTACACGTTCCCGACGGGCGCGTTGATCGACGCCGCTTTCCCGAGCGTTGCGGTCAATACCGCTTTTGACGTTGTTTTTATCAACATTGGCGACAATGCTGCTAACGACGTGACGTTCGGCGCGGGCACCGGCAACAGCATCGTCGGCAGCGCGGTGGTCATTGATGGCGCGACCACGCCGTCTTCGGCTATCTTCCGTTTCCGTAAAACGGGTACGGCAGCGTATTCGATCTATCGCATCGCGTAACCATAGGAGAAGGCAATGCCTAACACTAAACCTGTCGGTGTTGCCTTCTCTGATCCCGAACTCGTGAGTGGAACGACCATCACGGGTGCGACGATCAGTGGAGGCACTATCTCAGGCGCTACTTCGGTCAGCGCGAGCGACATCACGACGACCGGCGGGCTGTATCTGAAATCGGCTACAGTCGCGGCGGCGGGCACTAATCAGGCGACGGCCGCGGCTGTTTCTGATGGTTTCACGCTTGTCTCGGGGGCGGACGGCACCAAGGGTGTTGTTTTGCCGGCAGCTATTGCTGGCCGCACAGTCATTCTGAAGAATAACGCCGGATCGACCCTTAAAGTTTGGCCGTCTTCGGGCGATGGTATTAACGCCATCACTGTTGATTCCAACTTTACAATGCTGACGCTTACCGCATGTTTATTCGTAGCTTACGATTCGACGACGTGGTATTCAGTCCCGCTGGTCGCGTCTTAATCTAATCCTACGGGCGGGCTACGGCCCGCCTGGCCCTTACCATAGGTGAAAAATGGCCGTTATTTATTTGCGCCATCCCGTCCACGGGATGAAAGTCGCTACTATGGATCTGGAAGCAAATGCTGACATCGAAAACGGATGGGAGCGTTTCGATCCTAATGAGGTGACGGCGGACGCTGAACCTGATACTGTTCGCAGACGCGGGCGCAGGCCAAAGGTGGATAATGACGACGACAGCGGGCGATCAGATCAACGGGGCGTTGAGGCTTCTGGGGGTTTTAGCGGAGGGCGAAACGCCTTCAGCAGAGACATCGCAGGACGCGTTGACCGCTCTGAATCAGATGATCGACTCGTGGAATACTGAGCGTTTATCTGTATTTGCCACACAAGATCAGATTTTTACGTGGCCATCTGGCGTCCAGTATCTGGACATCGGCCCGACTGGCGATATTATATTAAACAACGCGCTTCTGTCGACGCAAGAATCTATACCCCTTACGACGCAAAGTTCGCTTGAGATTTTAGCGACTATCAAAGGCGGTCGCCCTATTTTGGTCGATGACGCCACATATTTCCGTGATCCGCAGACCAATGTGTCTTACGGTATCAAGCTGATTAATCAGCAGCAATATGATGGTATTGCGGTTAAGACCGTCACTAGCACTTATCCACAAGTCATGTGGGTAAATATGTCTTTTCCTAATATTACAATGACGGTTTATCCAGTTCCCTTGCGGGCGCTGGAATTTCATTTAATCTCGGTTACGCCTCTTGATACGGCGGCTACTTTAGCTACGCCGCTGTCTTTTCCGCCGGGCTATCTGCGTGCTTTCAGATATAATCTGGCGTGTGAAATGGCTCCTGAGTTTGGCGTAGAGCCATCAGCGCAAGTCCAGCGGATTGCTATGTATAGCAAGCGCAATCTGAAGAGAATTAACAATCCCGATGACATTATGGCGCTGCCGTATAGCATTGTCGGGACACGTCAACGCTATAACATTTATGCGGGGAATTACTAATGTCTACCGTTAAAATTGCGGATCTTCCTGTCGCCACTAGCGTCGCCGATATAGCCGTTCTCCCGGTTGTTCAGGGTGATATTACTCAGCAGGCGACCAAAACCACGTTTCTTACGGGCGTAACGCTGACAAACCCCAATCTGGGAACGCCGTCAGCCGGCGTCCTGACGAATTGCACCGGGCTTCCTATTGACGCCGGGACATATGGCACACTTCCAGCTAGTCGTGGGGGCACCGGCATTACGTCTCTCGGCGCTAATGTCGCCACTT